ACGTTGGCGAAGCAAATGCGAGATTAGAGGCGGTACAAAAGAAATACGGATTTTATACCACCATTATCAATATCGCCGAAAGCGGCGTTTTTAATTTACCAAACCATAGCCCACTTCGGAGTGCAGAACTGGCAAACCTATATGAAGCGTACCAGTATTTGACGTATCGTTCGGAGTTGAGCGCGGCAAAACAAAGTGAAAAATGAATGAAATTGTATTAATACCTATATCAAAGGACGAGCTAAAAGTTCTGATTATGGACGCTGTTCGATACGCTGTGTTAAATTATTTACCCATTAAAGACCCAGCTAAAAATATTAACGATTTAACTATTGATGAATTAGAAATTAATTACCATACTTGCAGTGCTTTGAAAAGAGCCGGATATAATAAGGTTATAGAATTAAATAATCTTGATTACAATATTTTTTCTAAAATGAAAGGTGTGGGGAAAAAATCAATAAAAGAATTACAGTACGAAATTGAAAAATACGGCTTAAAATTTGAGAGAAAATATACTGGTCAAATATTAAAAAAGAATTTCAATTAAATAAATCTTAAAAATGAAAAACAGCACATGGTTAAACATTTGGGCGGTTGTCACTTTCCTTTTCGGAATTGTGGAAATAATCGCAATAGGTAGCGGCTTCGCATTTGTGATGTCTGCAATGTTCACCACGGGCGCAGGGATTTGTAAAGCGATTGAAAAAGCAGCAGTATGACCCTAACCGAAATCAACACCCAATTTCAAGCCGTCACCGATGCGATCGCAGGACTAAACGGCTATTCGTTTGGGTGGGCATCCGACCGCGTTCGTTCGCAAACCTATGACGAACCCGGCGAAGATCAAGCCGACCTTTTCCCGCGTGTCTTTTGGGTAGTCCCTACGATGAATCAAGATGTTATAAACCGAAACGACATATATAAGTGCGAAGTTGTTTTTGATGACTTGTTGGGCTACGATGACACGGGAGAAACAAACCTTAGTACACAGGTAGAAAAATGGGATTTATTGATGCAGTTGGCGACGCGCTGGGTAAAGCAAATGCAGGGGTATGTAATAACCGGCGTTGTGCAGGGACAAGTTTCGTATACCCTGGATAGCTTCGGAGGTTCGCAGCGATTGATTTCCGTGATTGCGAGTTTTGATTTTGTAACTAAATCAATATGCTAGTACCCTTCAACATCCAAATCGTCAGCAAGGAATTGCTTGAAAAAATAGCATCCCTTGCAATCCAATCCGTTGCAATCGAATGGCGAGCGCAGGGGCATGAATTGACCGGCAACGCTGTGCGGCAACTCGAAACGCGTATTGTCGAGCGCGGGAACGATACGATCATTGAAGGGTATGTTACGGACTATATGGCAGAGTTGAACGAAGGTGTACCCGCAAGCAAGATACCGCGCCCTGGTACGGCAGCGTATGATAAATTGATTGTTGATTTGACGGGTTATGCCAGAAAGCGCGGATTAACCGGGCGTAGGTCATACGAACAGATTGCACGGGCTATTGCAAGCCGCTACTTGCGCGAGGGAAAGCCTACCAAAGCGAGCCGCCGTTTTTCCAAAACCGGCAAGCGGACAGGCTTTATTGAACAAGCATTAACCGACATCGAGCCAGAACTGGCGCAATTAATCGAGCAAGGTGTCGAAGAAAGTATTAATTTCGTAATAGAATCGTATTTCAAAACGCAATTGAATAGATAATGTACACCTACTACCCGGATGGCATTTCCAGCACTCTTTACCCGGTTATGTACCGGAACGCGCAAAGCAGTGCAAATAGCTTGCTAGTAAACGTGTACATCGACACCGTGAACGTCGGTTCTTTCCATGCTTCACCGGCTGGCACATCTTCCGGTAATCCCTATTTTGATATTGATGTAATGGGTTTTTGTGCTGCAAATGTTGCGTCGTTCGTTCGGGCAAAATCCAGTTTGTTTGGAACGCTTGACGACTTCTACCGTTCTAAAGCCCTGTCGAACGACCCGGTGGATTGCTTTAAACAATTATACGTCACTTCCTACCCTGAAAATATTTCAAGCGCGGGTTACCTAGTGACCAGCACTGCCGCCGATACGTCTAGTGCGTCCTACATCATACCCGCCGACTTGTACGGCACTACATACAGCCTAAACGCTTTTCGGCAATCAAGTGCTGGAGATATGCTGTTTTTGACGGCTATGCGCGATACGCGAAATATGCGATCAACGCAAAACTGCTTTCTCACTTACTTGATGGAAGGAATAGACAGCGCAGAATTTACCTTTTACACCGCATCCGGAATGTCGGTAGTGGTGATCGTTGATTTGGTTGTGCTGGATGACACGTTGCAAACCTTTTCGGTAGGGCTTGCCAATATCTTGGGGCAAACAGCCGGGGGTGATCTGATTATACATACCGGCGCATTCCCGACCACTACAACGGGATTGACTTATTACACTGTGAGTTTAGGAACATACGCCGGAACGTTCACCCGCGAAAGCGAGATACTGCGCTTTGATATTGTACCCGACTGCGAGGATAAAATTGAATTACACTGGTTTGGAAAGCATTCCGGCGCGGAAAGTATGGTCATTGAAGGGGGTAGGATTGATAGCACAAAGGTAGGGGGTGACTTGGTGAATATTACAACGCCCTGGAACGTGACCGGAAGTCCACGCCGCAACCCTTACGACAAATCGGTAATTCGTACTGATACGACAAGCGAGCCGGAAACGCGCATACAGTGTGCGGTTACGCAAAGCGAAGCAGAGTATTTAGCAACCCTATTTCAATCGCCCGAAATTTACGTTGTGGTGGGCGGGGAGTACGTTTCGTGCGCAATCGAAAACGGAACGTTCAAATGTGCGGATAACCGCGCTCCGTTTATTGATGTTGATTTTACGATTGTGTACGGGCAAAAAGTAACGGCTAAAATATGAGTAACACCCGGCTTTACATCGATGGACAGGAAGTAACAACAGACCAAAGCAGTCTCGATGTAACGCTTTCTTATTCCATCGAATCTATCGTACCGGGTGAAATCCAGGGCGCACACTCCAAACGCACCGTAAAGCTACCCGCAACAAAAGAAAATATTCAGCTTTTTGAATACATCGCAGAGCCGGGCGCAAACCCTGATACGGCGTACAAGTACCTTCCTGTTCGGCTGCAAACGGCTGGCGTTCCAATCTTGAACGGCAAAGCGCGTTTGCAAAGCATCGATCTAAAATCCACCACCAACGGATTTGAACCGACCGAGTTTAAGGTCGGGCTTTTTGGCAACAATGCAGATTGGGCTGCAGATGTCGGCAATCAGTTAGTGCGCTCACTTGGATGGGGGCAAGTGACGGTGAGCGTTTCAGAGGTGGAAGAAAATCGCGTACCGCTTGATAACGAATACGCCTGGATATTGATGAAATGGCAGGAATGGCAGCGTGAAGATAGTGTAACCCACACTGAATTTACACCCGCGCTCTTTATCTGGCAAATCCTGGAAAAAGCCTTTTCTTTACAAGGCTATCAATTAATTAGTCCGTTCAAGTCCGACCCGTTCAACCGGCTTGTCGTACCTGTTCCTAAAAATCTGGATGCAGATTACTTGCGCGACAATATCAATTTACGCGCAAGTGAAGCAATGCCGTCAAGCGTCAGCTTGGGAGATGTTACCGGCGAGTTTCAAATCTATTTCACGGATGAAACCACCGACCCAAATTTCGATTTTGGCGGAAACTATACGGGCGGCGTTTATACCGTTCCGCTTACCGCTTTATATGATATTACCGCGAATCTAAATTTTAATCTTCTTGCACAAAGCGCTGACCCTGGGCAGCCTACTTTGCTAACGCTTGAATGGCGGGTAAATGGGTTTGTGGCGTCGGTTTATCAGTTTGTTTCAGATACTTACGACTGGAACAATACACTTCTATTTAACGACTTGGTTTTATTCGATTTTATTGACGATCTAACAGAAGGCGATACAGTTGAGTTATACCTTAAATATGACAATGTTTCCAATTTAGTGATCTTTAGCCTGACAGGTTTTCAAACAGCAGAAGCGGAAAAGGATAGCTTCAACCTGGAAGAAGTCTATGAATTATCCGCTTTTATCCCTTCTGCCTGGTATGTGCGGGACGTAATTAAGGACCTTACGTTCATTTTCAACTTGGCATGGGAAACGGACGTAGCAGGGGGCAAAGTGTACACCTACCCAAAAGACGACTATTACCTAACCTACCGCGCAAACGCAAGCGGAGCGATCACCACCGGCGCTTTTAGCGGCTTCTTTCAAGACACGAACCTTTACGATTTAAGTGTTCGGGAAGTGCTAGACGGGGAACTGGATATTATAGACGGGTATAAACGAAATACGATACTAGCATACGCAACGGATGACGCGACCACTGAAAGCGAGGAAAAGCGCCGGGGTGTAAACATCTATTCGGGCGGCTATCAGTTCCCGGAAGATCGTTTTGAAAATGGCATTGATTTTTTATATACCAATTTCTTTGCAAAGTGTATTCAAATTAATGACGACCCGATCACTGCAAGTAGTGCAATGTACGGGGTTCAATTGCCTTTGGTCTATGGCGACGATTACAATACGACAATAGACGCAAAGCCGAATTACTACCTTGCTCCACGCCTTTTGTATTATGCCGGGCGGCGTGGCGGGCTTGATGGGCGAGTAAATATGTATTATGAAGCAACTAGCGGCACGTCGGCAATTGATTACCCAGCCGCATTTGTGACGAATTACATTGACCCGAGCGCGGGTGACTGGTCGCTGTCTTTTTCAGATGAAAGCACGAATTACTTACAAGTCGTTCCGGGGTTGTTCCGAACGATGTATATGCAGGAATTTAAGCGGCGAGAGATTGGTAAGCGGTACACCATGAAAGCGGATTGGAGTTTAACGGATGTGGTCAACTTGTCTTTTCGTAGGAAAACCAGCGTCGGAGCATCTCGGTTTATCCTTCAAAATCTGGAATACAACCCGAACAGCACAAATTTTAGCAAAACGGTTATCCTATACGATCAACGCCCGAATGTTACGGATTTGGATAAAATTGTAAATACTGCCAGTGTAGCCGGTGCAAATCCACAGCCGGGAACGGTCACGGGTTCTGGTTCAGGTGTGGTGGGTGCCGGTGGAGCAGGTGACAAAGTGAATATCTATTTAAGCCAAACGGAATTTTTAAATTCTTATACAAATGTGCTAATACTAGATATGGCTTCCGGCATTACAAAAGTACCGGTTGCTGCAATAAAAGTAGAGCAAAACGGACAAGGGTTGTTATTTTCGCAGTATAGCATAAGCGGGGTGACGGTGACGATTGATACGACAACGCATTACGACGGGGCAAATTATGTAGTGTTTGTGAATGGAGTAACGAAGGGGTAAGCTAATTGTCGTTATTTATCATTGGCGTAATGGCAGCAATATTATAAGAAGCATTTGCGCCTAATATTTGCCAAAGTTCGGCTTCCGTTTTTATACGGTATCCATTTTGGATATTGAATTGTTTGGCAACAATGTTGCTTATGATTAATGACATTCCGTCAAACCAAACTATTATAGAATTTTTCATGTGTCGTTTTTAATTGTTTTTTAAGTAATCAAAAGTACAAAACTTATAACAAATAAACAAGTAAAGCGTAATAAATCTTTTTAATTATTTTTTTAGAAGGGTTAAAAACAACCCTTTCCCAAAAACCGTACGCATTTTTAAGAAAGGGCTAAAATGACAATTGTCTAGCTTAACATACGCAAAACACGCATCATGTTCAAAGCTAGATAAATTTTCTCTAAAGCAACAAAACGAAATGAAAGTATTAGGTTTTCAAATCGAAATAAACGGAACGCAACGAGCGATCAGCACGAGCGAGGAATTGCGCCGTGCCATTGCGGATATTGACAAAGAGTTGAAAAAAGCCACGGACGTAGGCACTATAAAGCGATTAGAGGGTGAGTTGGTGGATTTGAAAGCCCGACAAAACGAGGTTAATAAAGAAGTTCGGGAAAGCACAAAAGACCGTCAGCGCGAGTTGACCGCCGTGGATAAGTCGAGCGGCGCATACGATAAACTTGCCAAAGAATTAAACGATGCTAGACACCGGTATAAAGACCTTGCGGCAGCCGAACAGGAAAGCAGCAAAGAGGCACAAGAATTACTAAAGCGAATCACATTTTTAGACGATAAACTGAAAAACGTTGATGCAAGCGTCGGGCAATTTCAGCGCAATGTTGGTAATTATACCAGCGCGTTTGACGGCATCGGAACTTCGATTAATAATATAAAAAACGCTTCCGGTTCGCTCGGTAAAGGCTTGGCAGTCACGGCGGTGGCTTTTCAGGTGTTCAATGCAGCAAGCCAGGCAATAGATGAACTAAATGCGAGTTTTGAACAAACGCGCATCATTTCCGGGCAAATCCAAAACTTGACGGGTGCAACTGGTACGGCGCTACAAGACCAAGTCGCACAGGCTAAAGCGGTTGCAGAGACGTACAAACAAGATGTGCAGGAAGTTTCGGTTGCTGCCAATACACTTTCTAAAGAATTGGGCGTTGATTTTGCACGGGCATTAGAATTAATTGAAGCCGGTTTCCGTAAAGGCGCAAACGCGCAAGGGGAGTTTCTGGACGGCTTGCGGGAGTACCCGGCACAATTTCGGGACGCGGGGGCAAGTGCAGAACAGTTTATCGCTATTTCCATAGCAGCCGCAAAAGAAGGTATTTATTCCGATAAAGGTTTGGACGCGGTTAAAGAGTTCGGGCTTCGTATCAGAGAGCAAACCAAAGCCACGGGTGATGCGCTCAAAGCCGCATTAGGGGAAAAGGCAACCAAAGAGATTTTCGACGGGCTAAATAATGGCTCTATCAACGCCGTAGATGCGTTGGGCAAAGTAACACGGGGCTTGAAAGAAAATGGTGTAGCGGGGGCAGAGTTGCAAACAGTCATTGCAGACGTGTTTGGAGGTCCGGGTGAAGATGTTGGACAGCGCTTCCTATTTACCCTGGGCGACATCCTGGAAACAACCGACACTGTTACGCAAAGTACAAACGCTTACCAGGAGCAGTTAGGCGAATTGTATCAGGCTAATTTAGACTTAGAAAACGCTCAAAAAGGATATAACGATGCGCTGGGCGATTTCTCTTTTGAATTACAAGTAGCTAAAACCCGTGCAAAGACTTTCTTTGCCGAACTACTTGCGGGTGTATTCAAGTTCGGTGACCAACTACCGGCTACCTTCAAAGCGGCGGGTAGTGCGTTCAAAGCATTTTTTAGAACCGGACAAATTACCGAGGCGTTCGATGCGTACAACAACACGTTCAAAAAAGAGGTACGCAAGATCAAAGACGCGAACGAAGTTCAAAAGGCGATACTGGAGCAGTTCAATAAAGCGGAAGAGCCTGTAAAGAAAAAAGCGCAAAGTGTTGGCAAATCCAGCGCGGAAGAATTAATTAAAGGCAGTGTCGCCGAAATCGAAAAACGCAAAGGCGACCTGGACAAAGCCTTTGAGCGTGCGGTCGCTGGTTCGGATGCCCAGCGCCTCATTGCTGCAAATTTGGAAAAGGTAAATAAGGAACTAGAAAGCGCGATTGAAAAGCAAAATAAAATTCTGTTTGAAGGACAGCGAAAAGAATTTCAACAGGGCATTGAAGAAACACTTAGCTTATTGGGTGGAATACTTGAAAGAAATAAACCAGACGTTGATATTTTAGATAAAACGCTACAATCAACTAAACCATCAGCAGAGGCAATAATTACTGACATTGAAAAGATTGTAGGGGTAACGACTAAAAACAGTGCGGAAGCGGCAAAAAACACAACCGAAGAAATTGAAAAGCTAGAGGACGCCTCCCAACAATCCCTTGAAAATGTAATCAGCACGAGCGAACAATTATTCGGAGCAGCCCTGGACGTGATCGGTGCATTCCAATCAGCTAAAGCCGAAAAAGAACAAGAAGCCTTTGACCTACAAATTGAGCAGATAGATGAAAATATTGAAGCACTGGAAGAAAAGCAACAAAACGTCGGGCGCATCCGGGCAAAGCAAATACAACGCGAAATAGACGCGGCAAAACGGCAAAGGGAAGCGGCAGAGCAGCAAGCAGAGGAAGCCCAAAAGAAAGCAGCAAAGCGGGAAAAGACGTTAGCTTTATTGCAAGCGGTGGTACAGGGTTCTTTGGCAGTCATTCGCGCAATAGCTGCACCGCCGGGCTTTCCGCTTAACTTAGGCAGTGTGATTGCAACGGGTGTACTTGCAGCCGCGCAAGTGGCTACTATTGCAGCGCAGCCTTTGGCAACGGGCGGCGTTATCACTGGACGGCGGGTCAATGATTCACCCAACGTACCCACGCAACCAAGCGGCGATAATGTGCTTGCGGTGGTCAAACGTGGCGAGGTAGTACTCAATGAACGCCAACAACAGCGATTAGGTGGGTATCAAACGTTTCGCTCCATAGGCGTACCGGGCTTTGCCGGTGGTGGCGTGATCGGCACACCGCCAATTTCTGCGCCGGTCGCTACGATGCCAGGCGCAAGCGTGGATTATTTGGCGGCATTGGATAGGAAAACGGATGCGATCAATTCGAGAATTGACCGGCTGCAAGCATTCGTTGTTTCGGAAGATATTCGAGCCGATTTACAGGAAGGCGACAATTTAAAAATTCAAGCAACTTTATAATGTGCGATTGCATGGAAAATACATTTAGCCCATTTGCCCGGCTTGCAAACCTCATACCGGAAGTCGAGCGCGAGGCAATCACTGCCGCCGTTACCAAAACCTACACGCACACGCACACGCAAAGCGATATGTACACCATGTTTCGGGTATGGAACACTTATGTAAGCCCAGGCGAGCCGCAAGACATGAACTGTCCGGGCTGTCGGTCAAACGTCGTCAATAAATTACGTCAGGTCGTAACAATTTGGATGGATGGAAATTAAACAGGATTTAAAAAATGACTTTGCCTCCGCGCTTTTCAAGCGGTACGCGCGGCATTGCGATAATGAAAACCAAGATCACGGCTTTCAGCATTTTGCAAATTACTTAATCAAGTGCGAAGTAATACGACCGCGCACCGTTGCCCGGTTTATGGTAAACGAATTATATCCGCAAGCCTTAGCTGCAAGCGGTGGGCGCAAAGCGGAAGCGATTGCGATTGTGAGTGAAGAAACTGGGCTAAGCGAATCGCTTGTCAAGAATATTTTAACGCGACCGGAACGGTATGCGTATAATTGTAAATAGAATTAGGGGGCTGGATTTGCGCCGTGATTAAAATGAATTTCTTCGTAAGCAAGATTGCATCTTTCGCACCAATTATAGTCTGGGTTTGAATTTAACCGATGTCCAAATAATCGGCACATTAATTGCCCTTTCCAGAACCAAAGTTTCATTGCGCGCCTCCAAGTGAATTTATGAACCCGAACCTTACCTACAAAGAATCGGTATTTGATATTTACAATAATTGTATTCTTTGCCATTAATTTAACTTTTTATTGTCGTCAATAATCCAATATATCGCTATCAATAATTCTATACATCCTAGAATTACAAGTGCAATCCAGTCCATTGTATAGCCTAGATAAATAATTCCGATGCCTCCAAATAGCGTTAAGTATTTTCCCATTTATTGAATGTATTGTCGAATTACCTGAATAATGTTCGTTGCTTTTGCCTCTATGATTTTTAGGTCAACAATTAAGTTTTCCTTTTCATCAGTCCCTCGCAATTGGCATATTTGAAGGTGGAAGTTGTTACTGCTTGCATGATCGTTTTTTTAATCGTTTTTCAATACCTCAAAGGTAAAACCTTTCTAACAAATAAACAAACCTTTTGTAATAAATCTTTTAATTATCTTCCACGCCTCCCAACACTTCGCATTTAATTGCAATAAGTAACTTTTCTGTAACTATTTCGCGTGTACATTGCGCCCAACACGGATGCAAATGTACGAAATAGACATTTTAGGCGAAATCGGCGATTGGGGTTATCCTTCCAACTACTTGCGTTATCAACTAAAAGACGCGGGAAATCAAGACATTGTACTAAATATAAGTTCTCCGGGCGGTAATGTTACGGAAGGACTTGCTATGTACGATATGCTGGAAGCCTACGAAGGAAATGTCACCACGCTGGGCTTTGGTCTTGTCGCTTCTATTGCGTCCGTTATCCTGCTTGCCGGTAAGCGCGTAAAAATGACACCCAACAGCTTTTTAATGATTCACAACCCGTGGACGGTTGCAATTGGGGATAGTGCAGAGATGACCGCCAATGCCGAACTACTTGCCAAAATGGAGAATAAACTCCAAAGTATCTACGTCTCCAAACTTCAAAATTCAGGCAAAGCAAGCGGCAACATCGAATTGAAAGTAAAACGCATGATGGATGCCGAAACCTGGCTCACCGCCGACGAAGCCCTTGCAATGGGATTCATAGACGAAATTCAACAGGCTACAAAAACCGCAAATATAATTCAAATGCAGCCCGCCCTGGCACGGTACGTCAACACTCCGGCTGCTTTATTAATCAACCAAGAAGATATGACAGCAAAAGAAATTTTAACAAAAGTAAAGGCAATGCTGGGTAGTTCGGAGGAAATAGAAACGGTAGAAGCTGTTGCTACTCCACCGGCACCAGAACCAACGCCACCCGCCGCACCGCAAATGACGGCTGACGAAGCCATCGCATTTTTGCAAAGCACGGGCTACAAGGTGATGACCGCCGAGGAACTTGCGGCAATGACCGCCGAGCGCACCGAAGCGGAGGAAATGAACACAGAACTTGCAGAAACGATGCAAGCACTTGCAACTGAAATGACGGTACTAAAAGCACAAGTAAAGCAGGGGCTTGGCGCACCATCGGGTGCAAGCAATCAAGCGGGTGTGCCGCCGAAGGAAACGCCAAAAGCATCCAAATTTGATGGACTTGCGGCAATTTGGAACTCAAAAATAAACAAGTAAAATGGCAAGTGCAGTTCAAAACACAAATAGCTATTCGTCATCCAACGACTATATTTCGCAGCAGCCGCTATACCGAACGAACCCCTGGGCAAATTCGGACGGGAACAATGCGATCAAGTTGTACGGCATTGAAACCAACCAGGCGCGGCACAATGTAGCGTTTACCTGGGCGGTCGTTTCCGGTGGCGCTTATATGTTGTTTTCCCCTACCACGGGCGCAACAGCCGCTACCGATTATCAAAAATGGACAGTTGTGGACGAATCCGGTCACGAAAGTTATGCTGTTGGATTCGTGGCAAGTACAGCAACTACGCCGCGTCAGGTCAATACATCGGCATTGAACCGGGATAATGACTGGAAAGTGTATTTCTCGACATCGAATAGCTCAGGCGCGACGAAGGTAGATTTTTCATTTGAAATTGATTCTGCTGCGGTTCGCGGAAGTAGCTCGGCGGCAATTTCTTATACAAACATCGCTTAAAATTCAAGGAAATGGCAATAGTAGAAACAGGTTCATTTGATGTCAATTTCCGGGGACGGGAGGCATCTACGATGTTTTTAGAACCCGTCTTTTTTGATACTGACAATACGAACGAGTTTCGTATGATGGGCAACGTATCGAACAAAAAGAAGATGGGTTTCATTCAGGCGATGGAAAACATCGTTCGCCGGTATTCCGGCTGCGGGTTCAATCCAATCGGTTCGCTCGATATTTATGACCGCGAAATTGAAGTCTTTCACCTGAAAGCGGATGTGGAATTGTGTTGGGACGAGTTTGAAGATACCGTCTTTGAAGAGTTCCTGAAGCCCGGCGTGGATATTTCCAATTTGCAGGGTACGCAATTGGAGCAGTTTTTAGTGCTTCGCGTTCGCCAGGCTATCCGTTTGGATAACCAGCGCCTTGCCTATTTCGGCAACCGCGCAAGTGTCGATCCAAATTACGATAGTGTGAACGGTTTTTGGACGGTGTATTATCCAAATTTGGTTGCGGAACAATTGATTCCGCGCACGAACACCGGTTCGGGAAATGCAATTTTGGCAGGAGAGGCAACCGCTATGTTAAAAGCAGTTGTTGATCAAGCTGACATTCGTTTGAAGTCTATGCCAGCATCGATGAAGCGTATCAACGTGACGGGCAGTGTGTGGGAAGCATACCGCAATGACCTGGAAAATAGCGGCGGCGGTGACGCAGGTCGCTCGATGCTGATTAACGGCGAAGAAGTGCTGTACTTCCGGGGCATGGTCGTAAATCCGATGTGGCGCTGGGATGAAATTGCAACGGCTTTGGGAACTCCGCTTCCGAATTACATCGAATACGTTGCCCTGGCAAACAAGGTAATGGCAACGGATGTCGCCGACCCGTCCGCGCAAATCCGCGTATGGTTTGATGATAAAGACGAAAAGTTGTACCTGAAATCGCGCTGGAAGATGGGAGTTGATTACGTTCACAATAGCTTGATTTCGGTCGGCTACTAAAAACCAAAACAGCATGGGTTTATTAACAGGCGGCTTAGTAAATAACTGTCTTACCGGTACGTGTCCGGGCGGTGCAGGGGTTTTGTATCTGGCAAACGGGAATGAGTACACGAGCGTAACGACTTCGGCAAATGGTAAGGTAAGCGCGATCACGCTCACCAGTTCGGCGGCACGTTTTTACGCTTATCCGTTTCGGCAGGACAGCGCGAGTTTTACCGAAACTTTGACCGTTGACCCGGTTACAAAAGCAAAGTCCGTTGTGCAAACCTTTACCGGTATTGTCACTTGTCGCAATCAGGAATTGCGGGATGCAATCGAAACGCTTGCGGGTCAAGGCTGTGGAACGGTTGCGGTACACGGTGAAAATACGGGTAACTACTGGATTTGGGGCAATGTATCGGTGGGCGGCTTGGTCCGTACTGCTACACTTACCACAAATGAAGGGGTGACCGGAACGGCATTCACCGACCCGAACCAGGAAACCATTACCATGACGGTGACAACCAGCGAAAAAGCGCGTGCGTTGACTACCTCGGCGGTTGTTGTTTCGCTTACTTAAGCAATGATTTCAACATATATGCCGTGCCAGTTTCTAAACTGGCACGGCTCATATTATTCTTACCATGAATGGAATAACCAAACCCGCTACCACCGCTTCAATCACTCCAAGAAAACGCCGCTCTACCATTCTCGCATCTGTTGAGATCAGCCCAAAAGATACCTTTTTAATTCACGACGATATTTTCAACGAACCACGTCGCGAAACGCTGCGTAATAGTGGGGAAAAGTGGGTTCGGATGTTCACGCAGCGCGATGAATTTTTAAAAGGTCTAATTGCTTGCGTCAACAACTCGCCTACTTTGCGCCGTATCATTTCGGACAAATCAAATATGTGTGTAGGGGATGGGTATATTCCGATTAAGGGCAAATCCTCGTCTTTACTTACCACGAACGAAAAAGCGGAAACGATAACAGGTCCCGCATTAGGCGACATTGAAACCGCGATTGAACGGGTAAACGAGCATGGAGAGACTTTAGCCGATGTACAGGCAAAAGGTGCATTTGATTACAATGCCTTTGGCAATGCAGTTTTTGAGTTGGTACGGGGCAAAGTGGGTAAGGATAGCTTTTGCAACATCTACCATGTCGAGCTATACAACGTCGCAATTGGCAGGACCGGACTAGATCAAATTATTCAGGAATATGCTTTGTACGATGACTTTGATTTATTTCCACTTACAAGCAACGGCACCGGTTACGAAGATAAAGGCTTCCGTAAAATCGCAGCTTATCCTGCTTGGACAAAAGACAGCAAAGGTATAGAGCGCAGCATTATCCATATTAAGCAGTACGCGGCGGGGTATTCTTATTTAGGACTACCGGATTGGGTGAGTGCGCGGCAGTGGGCGGAACTGGAATACCGGATACAACGCTACAATATTTCTAAGTTTGACAATTCGTTTATATCATCGGGTATTTTGCAACTGTTCGGGTCAAGTACACCGGCAGAGGCTAAAAAATTAGTTGACAGGATAACCGAAAAGTTCACTGGCACGGGCAACAATCATAAAATGATTGTCCAGATTTTGCGCGATGAAAAGCTAAAAGCGAACTGGATTCCAATGACGCAAGAATACGACGGCGAATTTTTACAATTAGCACAAACCGCCGGTGAAAAGATTGTAACAGGTTGCGGATGGTCGGCGGCACTCGCAGGAATAAGCACGGCGGGAAAACTAGGCAGCAATCAGGAAATCAGAAGCGAAACGGAAAAAGTGCAAAACACGGTGATTAAGCCCGTGCAAAATGTGTTTTGCAACCGGGTTATAAATCCCTATTTAAAAGAATTATCGGCTTTCGTTCCAGCTTTGAAAGAGGTGCAATTTGGTATTTCTAACTCGATGCCGGTATCGTTTATGGGTGATATTAATGTCGAGGCGAATTTGTCAGGCGATGAAAAGCGGGAACTGCTTGGGTATGGTGCGATGGACAACCAGCAAAAAATGAGTAGCGCAGACGTAAAGGCATTGATTGAATTGTACGGTATCGGCGTTCGCTCCGGGGCAATAACCGCACAGCAGGAGGATGAAATATTTTTCCGGTTACTTTCTGGTTTTCCAGAGGAAAGCGCAGCGATCAAAGAAGCATGGGAAAGCGAAGGGGTGCGCCGTCCGGTTACGCTGAAATCGCAGGAACAAATTGATTCGGAGTTAAACAAAACGTTTTGATATGTCGCAACTAATCCAACCGCTTGAGGTCATCCAGGGCGGCACCGCTCGACCAAGCCCAGCCGATATTCGCCTGGATAAAACGCTGGTATCTCCGCATATTCAGGCAGCAGAGTACCGTTGGGTTATTCCTGCGTTGGGCGGATCTTTTTACGACGTATTGATTTCGGAAAAAGGCACATCGAGCGCGTTTAGTACGTCGGCTTATCAGACACTATGGGATTCACACCTGAAAAGCCTATGCGCAAATGCAGTTTTGTACGAAGCATCGCCTTACATCGTAATGCAGCTTGGTACGAACGGATTGTATTTGATTGACAATGAATACGGTAAAAACGCGGGGATGGACGGTGTGAAGTTCTATCAGGACACCTTGCGCCAGCGCATTACCTTGCAACAAAATATGATAAAGGACTATTTGTGCGCGAGCGCAGGGTACTTTCCTTATTTCTCCGCTTCTGCAATCGGTTGTCCCGATGGGGATTGCGGCGATTCAGAAGATGAATTTTATAACGATTTTGGCTTAATCCTATGAAAAATATAATACTATTTTTACTTTTTGTACTTCCCATTTTGGGGTGCGCTCAATATCCTGGAACTGGCAACAAGCAGCGTTTAGGCTGGCAAACAACCGCCGACGGGCTGGTATACCGGGATGCTGGCTATCCTTCCTACACGCCCAATAGCCGAAACAATGCGTATGTGTACATGGACACCGTTGCAAAGCGGTATTATCATTTTGCAAATGGGGCTTGGTACGATCTGTCGGATGAAAAATACATACACAGGCAAGATCAATCGGTACTAGCCTTAGCCGTTCGGGATTCGCTCACGACCTATGACCGATTATTTGTAGCAATGGAGATCACATCGGCGGGTGCAAGTGATCGGGGCGTACAACTACCTGTTACGGCTCTGGATTCGACTTATGCGGGGCGGGTTGTTCGGGTTTCTTCTTTAGATTCAAGTGGCACGTACAATGTTTTTGTATCGTCATCGTCACCGGATGGACTTTTGGTAAATGGCGCACTAGCAACAACGTATTATTTAGCAGCAGACGAGACGACAGAGTTTCAGTTATATGTTTTTGATACGATTTATCAGTGGCGATTAATAAATACAACAGTTATACCGCCAGATGTGCCGCAAACACTCTCGTTTTCTTCGCCGAATCTCTCTATTTCAGGCGGGAATAGTGTGAGTTTATCCCCGCTTATTTCGGGCTTAATTTCCCTTACCTCTTTATCCGCCACCGCCCCGTTACAATACAATAATACAACAGGTGTTTTCTCGATTCCGCTTGGTACAAATTCAGTGGACGGCTATTTGTCCGCTAC